GGTGACGACCCTGTTGCAAGGTCCATTCAGACCATCTCCACGGCCATGGCGCTGGACCAGTACGCGGGCGGGTTCTTTGGCAACGGCGCCCAGCTCGGGACCATCTTTACCTACAAAGGAAAGCTGGACGATTCGCACTATGAGCGCGTCAAGACGCAGATCGAACAGCGACATTCTGGTGTGAAGAACGCCTTTCGTTCGGGGTTCTTCGAGGGCGCTGGGGAGTGGAACGTCAACCAGATGGGCATTGACGCCGAGAAGGCGCAACTGGTCAACGTCAAGCACCTATCCATCGAGGAAATCTGTCGGTGGTTCCGCGTTCCGCCGCACAAGGTCGCCCACCTACTGCGTGCCACGAACAACAACATCGAGCATCAGGGCCTGGAGTTCACGCGCGACACCCTTCGCCCGTGGGTCAAGGAAATCGAGCAAGAGGCCGACTACAAGCTGATCCCGTACCGTGGGCCAAAGAAGTTCGTTGAGATAGACACCGATTGGGCGGAACAGGGCGATTACAAGTCTCGCGCTGAAGCTTTCTCTACGCTGATCGGCTGCGGTGTCTTCAGCCCTAACGTGGTGCTGCAGAAGTTGGGCGAGAACACCATTGGGCCTGATGGCGACATGCGTTTCGTCAACGGGGCGGCCATCCCCCTTGATCGCATCGGAGAAGCCTACACGGCAGCGAATGCGCCGGCAGAGCCTGTCGAGCCTGAACCGCAAGCGTCTGCCAAGCCGGTCGAAGGCGCCTGGCTGGCGTCGATCTATGCACGCATTCAACGCAGGGTGGAGAACCGGGCTGAACACTTGCAGAAAGCCGGCCGCCCCGACTGGCTTGCCGAAGCCCGTAGTTCAACCAGCACCTTCGCGCTGGAACTGATGTCGGACATGGCCGATGTCCTGGGGGATCGCTTCACGACGGCGAACAAGTGGGCGCTTCAGGTGGTCAACGGATGTGATCCTGAAGTTGCGGCAGCAGCAGCCATGACAGCAGAGACAACGGTGTCCGACATCGTGGCCGAAGCAAACAAGTCGGTCGCGTCGAACCTGACCGCGCTGAGTGGAAAGTTCGACCGGATGGCCGAGGCGATGGCCGCGCGGTCCATGACCGTGAAGAACGACTTTCACATCACTAACGACGTGAAGACGCCTGATGTGCATGTGACCGGAACGACAGTGAACGTGCCTGAGCAGAACGTCAACGTGACCATTCCTGAGCGGGCTGTCAATGTCAACGTCGAGCAGCCGGCGATGAAGCTGGAACAGCCGATCACCGTCAACGTCCCGGAAAGCCATGTGAATGTGAACGTGGAATCACCGAGGAACGAGGTGAACATCCCGGCCACGGTGGTCAACGTGCAGGCCGGCGATACGCATGTCACCGTGCCGGAACGCAGCATCACCATTGAGCCGGCGCCGGTGAATAACGAAGTCAACGTCGCCGCCCCGGTGGTCAACGTCCCGCAAGGGGCTGCCCCGGTGGTGAATGTGTCGGCGCAGGCTTCCCCGGCTCAAGTGAAGATCGTCAACGAAGTGAACCCCACGCCGGTCGAAGTGGCCGTGCAACTGCCTGACAGGCATACCCGCAGCGTGGTCGAGCGCAACCGTGCCGGCCAGATCGTTGAAGTCGAGCACATCACAACCACGCCGCCTCTTGAGGACAACGAATGAAGTTCTTTGCTAAAGCCAACGGCAAGCGGGGGGAAATCTACCTGTACGAAGCCATCGGAGAAGGCTGGTTTGGCGGGATCACGGCCAAGTCATTCAGCGACTCCATGCGCGAACTCGGGTCAGTGACGGCGCTGGATATCTACATCAACAGCCCCGGAGGGTCGGTGTTCGATGGCATCGCCATCTACAACCAGATCAAGCGCCACCCTGCCACCGAGAAGACCATGCACGTCGATGGAATCGCGGCGTCGATTGCTTCGATCATTGCTATGGCCGGCACAGAGATTCGCATCGCCGACAACGGCATGTTCATGATCCACGACCCGTGGGGCGTGAGCATCGGCACGGCCGGCGAGATGCGCAAGCAAGCCGATGCACTGGACAAGATCAGGGGCACCCTGCTTGACACCTACGTCGCCCGGACGGGTGGCGATGCGAAGCAGATCAGCCAGTGGATGACCGACGAAACGTGGATGACGGCCGACGAGTCGGTGTCACGCGGGTTCGCAACGAAGAAGACCACTGAGAAGGCCGTCAAGGCGTCCTTCGCCATGCTTGAAAAGTTCGCCAAGGTGCCGGATTCCCTCCGGCGCGAAGCCGCGAGTACCGAAGCGCGGTTCGCTCGAATGGACATGCGACTGACACAACTGAATCGCGGCGCAAGTGCCGCAAAGGCGTAGCGGGCAGCACCGTACGCACATCAACCAAGCCGCCTCCGGGCGGCTTTTTTCATTCCTGAACCGAAAGGTAATCCCCATGAAGACCCGCAATCAAATGCTGGCCGTCACTGCTGCCGCTGTCGCTGCCGCATTCGGCCTCCCCGCCACCGCCCATGTTCGCGCCGACGCGGCCGAACTGGAGGCGATGCAGAACCGCCTGACCGAACTGGGTCAGAACGCGAACAACATCAAGGCCCGCGCCACTGCTGAAAAGCGTGACCTGACCGACGACGAACGCAAGGATCTCGACCAGATCTTCGCGGCCTTTGAAGAACTGTCGGCCGACATCGAGCGCCACGAACAAGTGGAAGCGATGAACGCCAAGATGAGCGCGCCGTCAGGTCGCCGCACTGAGCCGGACAACGCCGGTGAACCCAGTAAGAACGCGACCCGCGCTCAGGCTGACGCAACCCGTACCCGTGCTTCCCTGCCGGCCCAGGCCAAGGACCACCGCGAGACTGGCAAGTGGGGCTTCCGCTCCCAAGGCGACTACTTCGCGGCCGTGGTCAAGTCCAGCGGTAAGGGTGCTGTTGCCGACCCGCGCCTGATTGCCAATGCGCCTTCGACCTACGGGCAAGAAGGTGTTGGCGCTGACGGTGGCTTCGCTGTTCCGCCGGACTTCCGCACGGAAATCGTCAAGCGCGTCATGGGCGAGGACAGCCTGCTGTCGCGTACCGACCAGATGACGACCAGCTCGAACAGCATCACGGTTCCGACCGACGAAACGACCCCGTGGCAGACGACTGGTGGCATTCAAGCCTACTGGGAGTCGGAAGCGGGTCAGAAGACTCAATCGAAGCCGGCGCTGACCGAGAAGACCGTCAAGGCGAACAAGATCATCGCCCTGGTCCCGATGACCGACGAGTTGCTGCAGGACGCGCCTTCGATGGCGGCCTACGTCAACTCCAAGGCGCCGGAGAAGATCGACTCGCGCGTGAACACCGCGATCCTTCGCGGGACGGGTGTGGGGCAACCGCTGGGCTACCTGAATTCGGGTTCGCTCATCACGGTGGCTGCCACGTCGTCGCAGACGGCCGACACGGTGAACTTCAACAACATCGTGTCGATGTACACCCGCATGACCGACGAGGGCAAGCGTCGCGCGGTGTGGATCGTCAACGGCGACGTGGAAGCGCAACTGATGACGATGCAGTTCCCCGGCACCGGCACGGCGGTCCCGGCCTACCTGCCGCCTGGTGGTCTGTCGGTGGCGCCTTACGGCACGCTGCTGGGCCGTCCGGTGGTCCCGGTCGAGGCCGCTTCGGCTCTGGGCGACGTGGGCGACATCAGCTTCGTTGATCTGTCTCAGTACATGAGCGTGGTCAAGTCCGGTGGCGTGCGTCAGGACGTGTCCATTCACCTGTTCTTCGACTACGACATCACGGCCTTCCGGTTCGTGCTTCGTGTCGGTGGGCAGCCGTGGTGGAACAGCGCCATCACGCGCCAGAACGGCCTGAGCCGTTCGCCGTTCGTGGCCCTCGCGGCCCGCTGATCTTGATGGCCCCTTCGGGGGCCGCTTCCAATTCCTGAAAGGTTCATGATGAACAAGACTCCTTCTGAAATGGTGGCCGTGGTCGGCAACATCGACCCTGACGCCTACGCCCAGTCCACCGTGACCACGGGCGAATACATCCCGCTGAAGAACTTTCGCCGTTTCATGGCGATCATCCAAGCGGGTGACATCGTTGCGACTGGCACCGTCGATGCCAAGCTCATCACCTATACCGATGGCAGCGGCAACGGTGCTGCGGACGTGACTGGTTCGGCCATCACCCAACTGACCCAGGCCGGTACGGACAGCAACAAGCAAGTGGTCATCAACTTCGACCCGTCCAAGTTGGCGGGCGGGGCGATGACGCACTTCAAGTTGTCGGTGACGATGGGCACTGCTGGTGCTGACCTGAGCGCGGTTGTGCTCGGGCTCGACCCGCGCTACGGCCCGGCATCGGACAACGACGCTACCACCGTTGACGAGATCGTCACGGCGTAACGCAGGCGGCCCCTTCGGGGGCCGTTTGTCTGAACAAGGGAACCCATGAAGATCACCTTTACCCAGAACCGAGAGTTCGACTACGGACCTGGTGCTGTCATGCACAAGGCCGGCGACTCTGTGGATGTCCACGAAGGCGGCGCGAACGCCGTCATGTCCGGTGAGCGGTTGGTGTCGATCCGCAGGGACAAGGCAGAGCGCTGGCTGACGCGCGGCGCAGCAGAGGTGGCCCATGACAAGCCCGTGGAAAGTCCCGCCGATGTGGCAGGGGCAGACAGTGGCGGTGCTGGCGAGCGGCCCGTCGATGTCGCCGAGCCTGGCGCAGTCGCTGCGAAGCCTGCCGGTCGCGGTCGCAAATAGCACCTACCGCCTGGCGCCGTGGGCCGAACTGCTGTGCGCGAACGACGCCGAGTGGTGGTGGGCGAACCCGGAAGCGCTGGACTTCCGAGGGCTGAAGGTCTGCGCCGACGATTCGCTGTTGCGCCCCGAGGTCTTTTCGCTCCGGCACACCGGGAAAGTTGGATTCGATGAAGACCCGGCGTGTGTACGAAGCGGCGGGAATACCGGCTACACCGCCGTTCACATCGCCGCCCAGGCAGGGGCAAGGCGAATCCTGCTGTGCGGATTCGACATGCGGCCGGGACACTGGCACGACGTTGACCGGGAAGCCGCTGAATCGCAGTACGCCGAATGGCGCCGCAGGTTCAAGACCCTTGCCGTGGCTCTTGAGGGGCGAGTCGAAGTGCTGAACTGCACGCCGGGATCTGCGCTTGAGTGCTTTCCGATGATGACGCTAGAAAAGGCCATTGCATGAACATCGATGTCATCACGGCTCCAACTGTCGAGCCAGTCACGGCCGCAGAAGCGTTCTTTCATCTGAAGCTGACCGCCGACCCTGATGCCGATGTGTCAGCGCAGGCCCAGTTTGCGGAAGTGTCGCGCTGCATAACCACGTCCCGCGAGCAGTGCGAACAGATCACGCGCCGAGCGTTCGTACAGCAGACCCTGCGCATGACCATTGGACCTATGCGTTCAGGCCAGCGGCGCGGACTGCAGTGGTACATGAACGGCGGCGCTGATACGTGGGGGTCTGTCGAATTGCTGCGCCCGCCATTCGTCGAAATGGTCGCGGTGCGTTACTACGATGATGACAATGTCCTGCAGACCGTCAATCAGGACGTTGAAGAAGGTCCGACGCTGTACTACGTGAGTTCGGGTCTGGTTTCCAAGCTGTGCTTCACGGACGACTTCACGCACCCGAGCGTTTACCTCCGGGACGATGCAATCCAGATCGATTACATGGCCGGCTATGCCCCTGTTGTGGTTGTCGAGGCCGATCCTGAAGAAGACCCGCCGATAGAAGAAGAACTTGACTATGTGGCGAACGTCCCGGCCAGCATCAAGCAGGCGATCCTTCTTGGCGTGCAACTCGAATTCGACAAGCTGACGCCAGCCGAACGAACGGCCATCGAGAAGGCGCGCGACTCGCTGCTGACCAGCTACCGGATAAGCACCTTCTGACATGGACAGCCGAGGATTGAATCGTGTTGTCGTCATTCAGACGCCGACCGCAACCCAGGACGCGGCGGGGCAACCGATCCCTACGTGGGCCACGCTGGCGACGGTATGGGCAAACATCCGTCATCTGAGCGGGGTGGAAAGCATCAAGGCCGATGCCGAGTCGTCAACCGTGAAGGCGTCGATCCGGATTCGTCGCGGTGTTGCGGTTGATGCGTCGATGCGCGTCGTCCACGGCGCCACCAACTACCAGATTCGCGCGGTGGTGCCTGATGAGATTGACCGCGACAAGATCGACCTTGTTTGCGAGGTTGTGCATGGCTAGCAGCAGCATTAACGTCATAGTGAAAGTCAGATGGCCGTATCTTTGGTGCGCGGTGCAATGGCTTGGCCTTAAGCGGTTGGCAGACTGGCTGTGCATCAGGTGTGAGGTTGACCGTGGGTAAGTCGCTGTCGATCAAGTTCGACCCGTCGCTGCTGAATCAGCAACTCGACAACATCGGCGGTGCGGCGCTGGCTGCGGTTCGTCCTGCGGCGCAGGCTGGCGCACAGGTGCTGTACGACGAGGTCAAGCTGAACGTCGGCCGGATCAAGAAGAAGACCGGCAACCTTGACGCATCGATCTATCAGGTCTACAGCACAGACAACAGCACGCATGCCAAGGCGACGTATCACATCAGTTGGAACGCCCGCAAGGCGCCGCACGGGCACCTTGTCGAGTATGGACACCTGATGACGCGCAAGGCGTACATCGGCTCAGACGGCAAGTGGTACACGTCGAACGTGAAGATCGAGCCGAAACACGTCGCCGCGCGGCCGTTCCTGCGCCCCGCCTGGGACGCGAAGCGATTCATTGCCTTGCAAGCCGCTGAGGCGCGCTGGATCGCAGAGACATCGAAGGCCCTATGAGTCTCGAATCAGACATCGTTGCCGCGCTGACATCGCTGGTGTCTGGACGAGTGTTCCCTGAGTTCGCGCCCTACGGCACCGCAAAGCCTTTCATCGTGTACCAGCAGGTCGGCGGCGCGGCAGAGAACTTCCTAGAAGCGACTGTCGTCGGCAAGAAGAACGCGCGCATTCAGATCAGTTGCTGGACGACGACGCGCCAATCGGCGAACAACCTTGCGCGATCCGCCGAAGGCGCGCTGGTGACAAGCGCACTCAAAGCCTACGTGCTTGGGGCGTTCATTGCCGCCTACGAAGACGACACGGCGCCGCCGCTGTACGGCACGCACCAAGATTTCAGTTTTTGGAGTTAATGCGGCAAAATAGACGAGCCCGCGAAGTGCTAGCAACACCTTGCGGGCTCTAACCAGTCTGCATTCGAGGTGCATCATGGCTTCAGACATTTTTCCACAGAAAACGTGCTCCTCTTGCGGGCATTCTTTGCCCGTCGAGAAGTTCGGCCTATCAGCGGCGTACCGAGATGGCCGTCGAGGCCAGTGCACGCCCTGTCGGGTAAAGCACCACGCGGCCTACATGGTCGGACGTCCGAAGCCGAAGCCGACAAAAGAACACTCGCGACGCAGCAAGTTGAAGCAGCGGTACGGAATGACTGACGAAAGCTTCTCGACCCTTCTGGAAACGCAGGGCGGGGGTTGTGCAATTTGTGGAACTTCTAAACCGGGCGGCAGATGGGACACGTTTCATGTCGACCATTGCCACGAGACTGGCGCTGTGCGAGGCATTCTGTGCCATGCGTGCAACGTAAATCTCGGTCGAATGGGCGACTCACTTGATAGCGTCATGCGCTACATCGAATACCTAAAACGCAAGCATCACGAAGGCTGCACGATATGAAGCGCAAGGTTGCCGAGTTGGAAGGCGCGCTGCTGGATGCGGCGGTGGCGATGGCCGAGGGATACACGCCCAAGATCGAGGGCGACGAGGTATGGCTATACCCGGCCGAAAGCACCGCAATGCCGCCAACCTACAGCCCTAGCGACACCTCGTGGGGGCACCGCATGATTTGCCAGCAGTTTCATCCGTCGAGAGAGTGGCATGAAGGCGGGCCGATCATTGAGCGCGAGCGGATTGGCATCGTCGCATTCACTGGATACGACGGTCGCGATACGACGCCGCAATGGCATGCGTACTACGAGGTTTTTGGACACTACATCGATGAGCCGCTTCCTGGGTACAAGCCGCACGCGATTGGCCCGACGCCGCTGGTGGCGGCCATGCGCTGCTACGTGGCGCGCAAGATTGGCAAAGAGATAGACATCTGACCGCGAAGGTCAACCCCCAGCAAGCCCGCCTAGTGCGGGCTTTTTTACGTCTGAACCGAGTCTCCTGAGCCGCCCGCAAGGCGGCGTTTTCATGGCCGCCCTGGCAACACGGGCGGCTTTTTTTGTTCCGTCGCTCTTAACGAGGTGTCAAAGTGGCAGTTAGCTTACCCAATGGTTCCATCATTTCAATCGGTTCGGCAGTTGGCTCGGCTCAAGCCACGACTGTTCTCACCAACGCAAGCGTTTGCGTTGTCACCTGCACGGCCCACGGTTACGCGGATGGCGACATCGTCATCGTCGTTTCCGGCTGGTCGCGCATCAACGGCAAGGCGTTCCGCGTCGATAACAAGACCGACAACACCTTTGAGCTGGAAGGTCTGGACACGACCAGCACCACTATTTACCCGCCCGGCAGTGGCTTGGGTACGGTGCAGGAAGTCACCACGTTCACGCAGATGGCGCAAGTACTGTCCACGTCTTCGACGGGCGGCGAACAGCGGTTCCTGACGTACCAGTTCCTTGAGGCCGACAACGAGGTTGAAATCCCGACGATCAAGTCCGGCGGTGGCTTCAACTTCGAGTTGGGCGATGACCCGTCGCTGCCTGGCTATACCGCTGTCGTCGCAGCCAACGACGACCGTGTTGCGCGATGCCTTCGCGTGACGCTGGCGAACAACTCCAAGCTTTACTACGTTGGGTATGTGTCCATCAACAAGACGCCGACCATGGAGGTGAACACGCTGATGCGCTTGGCCGGATCGGTGCGGTTCCTGAACGAGCCGGTTCGGTACAGTGCTTGATAGACAAAAACTATCGGGCGGCGCAAAATAGCGAGGCCGGCAAACGACTGTGAATCGTTGCCGGCCTCTGACCAATCAGCAATAGAGGTGCTTCATGGCTACTGCCAATCTTACCGCCGCGCGCTTACGCGAGGTGCTCTCCTACGACTCCGAAACCGGCGAATTTCGCTGGATTAGGGGTAGGCGCGGGGTTGGCATCGGATCGCTAGCGGGATGTGTCAGCGGCGCCTGGTACGTCTACATCAGCGTAGATTGCAAGAAGTATCTTGCGCATCGTCTGGCTTGGTTTTATACGCATGGAGTGTGGCCGTCGAACGACATAGATCACATCAATTGGATTCGCACAGACAACCGCCTGGCGAATCTGCGTGACGTAGAGCGGCACGTCAACAACGAAAACCGCAAGCGTGTTCGCGGCGCCAATAAGTCGTCTGGACTTGCCGGCGTGTCGTGGCACATCCATAGCCGCAAATGGCGCGCAAGGATCACTCAGCAAGGTGTCGAACATCGCGTCGGGTTGTTCGATACACCGGAAGAAGCATCCGCTGCTTATGTGGCGGCAAAGCGCCGCCTGCACGCTGGCTGCACCATCTAAACATCAGGAGAGGCCCAGTGGCAAAGTTCAAGCTTCAACCAGACCCCACCTTCAAAGCGAAGGTGAAGATTCCCGTGCCCGGCGAGTCCAAGGAGCCGGAGGTGGAATTCACGTTCCGCTTCCGCGACCGCGACGAACTGGCGTCCCTGTTGGAGCGCGCCAAGGAGCAGGACATCGTCAAGACGGCGATGGAGATGGTGTCCGGGTGGGAACTGACCGACCCCTTCAACGAAGAGAACATGCGGTTGCTCGACCGCACGTACATCGGCGCGTTGGGGCGGTTGGTCGAGGGCTATTGGGAAGAACACACGAAGGCGCTGGAAAAAAACTGAGGGAGGCCGCCCGCGCCATCTACACCACCCCGCCGACAGAGGAAGAAGCGATGTCGCTGGGGTTGACGGTAGAAGAAGCGAGCGGCCCTCCTGTCGAACTCTGGCCGCCGAACATGGCGCCCTGCACGGTCTTCATGGATCTGTGTACGCAGTGGCGCATGGGCTCTAGCGGGCCTGTCGGGCTGGACTACAACGTCCTGTTCCACAAGCTCGACCGCATGAAATTGGACCCCGCCGAATACGAGCGCATGGAGCGCTCGGTTCGGATCATGGAGGACGAGGCTTTGAGCGTCCTGTGGAAAAGGAAAGACTGATGGCCGATCTGAAGACACAGCTTGAGATTGGCGTTGATGGCTCGTCCGTCGAGGCGGGCGTCAACAAGATCAAGCAGTCCATCGGCTCGCTTGGCGGGGCTGCCGAAGCGGCCGGCAAGCAGGGCGCGGCGGGGCTGGACAAGCTCGGCGCCGCCGGGGACCAGACGAGCAAGAAGCTCGACCAGGCCACCAAGAACCTGATTGCCAACGCGCAGCGCAACCTCGCTGCGATAGAAGCCGGCGTCGAGGCGAACGGGCGCATGAGCGGGCGCTTCATCGAATCGCTCGGCCGGCAGCGCGGCGCGGACCTAAACGTCCTGAAGCCGTACATCCAGCAGCTCGATCAAGCCATTGCCAAGCAGAAGATCGCGCTCGGCCAGAACTCGCAACTTCTGCAACGCGGGCCGGCGCTGACAACGTCGCTAGGCGCAACTGGATTCAGCAAGCCGCTGCCGGCCGACCTGGGCACATCCCTTGGGGCGACGGCGTTCGGCGCAATTCCTGCGGCGGCGGGCAAGGCGGCGGCGGCCGTCTCCGACTTCAACCGCACATTCGGCGCGGCCGGGCTGACGGCCAAGCAGACGACTGCCGCACTGCGTCAGGTGCCGGCGCAGATGACGGACATCTTTGTCAGCCTGCAAGGCGGGCAAGCCCCGTTGACGGTCCTGCTGCAACAGGGCGGGCAGTTGAAAGACGTGTTCGGCGGCATCGGCCCGGCGGCGCGTGCGCTTGGTGGATACGTGGTCGGGCTCATCAACCCGTTCACGCTGGCGGCGGCTGCGGCGGCTGCATTGGCTGTCGCTTACAACCAGGGCAGCAAGGAAGCCGACGCCTATGCCAAGGCGCTGATCCTGACGGGCAATGCAGCAGGGTCAAACGTCAACCAGCTGACGGCCATGTCGCGGGCCATCGCCGAAGTGACCGGCACGCAGTCGCAGGCCGCAGATGCCGTTGCCCAGTTCGCGGCCAACGGCAACATTGCCGCGACCAGCATTGAGCGCTTCGCCCGCGTGGCGGTGCAATTGGAGCGCACTGCGGGTCAGGCGGTCGGCGAGACGGTCAAGCAGTTCTCCGAGCTGGGCAAGGAGCCGCTGCAGGCGTCGATCAAGCTGAACGAGACGACGCGATTCCTGACGACTTCGCTGTACCAGCAGATCAAGGCGCTCGAAGATCAGGGCCGCACGGCCGAAGCGGCTGCGGCAGCGCAGCGCGGATTCGCTGATGCGATGGAGTCACGCACCGGGCAACTCGAAGCGCGGCTCGGTTCGATTGAGCGTGCTTGGCGGGCGGTGAAGGACAGCGCGGCCGAAGCGTGGTCGGCCATGCTGAATGTCGGCAGGGCAGGAACGCTTGACGAGCGGCTTGAGCAGGCGCGCTCGGATCTGCAAACCCTAGAAGCCGCGAACCAAGCGGCGCGAACGCGTGGCGGCACGCCGACAGAGGCGTTTCAGGCGCGGCTTGAGCAGCAGCGGCAGTTGATCTATGGCCTGACTGAAAGCACGCGGCTTGAAGCCAAGGCGTCAGCGTTGCAGGCCGATGGCGTGCGTCAAACCAAGGCCCGCATCGGCTTCGATGAAATCGCCAGGCGCAACCAGCAGGACAAGACAGCCCTGTTGACCAAGGAAATCGAACTCATCAAGAACGCCGGCAAGGCGGCGGGTGCTTCTCAAGCGGAAATCGACAAGGCCATTGCCGGAGCCCGCGAGCGCTTCAAGTCAACCGCAGCCAAAGGACCGCGCGACACACAGCGCGGCATCGACCGTTCCGACCTGGCCTTCGACCTGTCGCAGATCAAGTCCGAGGCTGATGAACTGGTGCGTGTCTACGCCGACGCCGAGCGCATCATCGAAGCGCTGCGTTCTAGCGGGCTGGTGAAGGACAAGGACTACTACGAATCGCGCAGGCAGTTCCTCGAACTGGAAACGCAGGCCAAGGACGCTGCGCTGCAGAAGGAAATCGCCCGGCTTCAGCAGGAGCAGGGGTTGATCGACGCGCGCAAGGCCAAAGACCCGACCGACACGGCGCAGAAGGCCCGCGACTCCATCGACAACACGCGCAAGATCGCAGAGGCTGAATCGCAGCTTGCCATCCTGCGCGCCCGCAATTCATCGCGGGCCGTGATCCTTGACATCGAAGAAACGAGGGTCGCAAAGGAAAAGACCGATGCGCTGCTGTCCGCAAGACAAGCCGCGGAAGCCTACTTCGGGTCGCAGAACCGCCAGCAGAACCGCACGCTAGAAGCCTTCGGTCAAGGCCCGCGCGAACAGATATTCACGCAGGGCGTCAATCAGATAGACGACAACTTCGCCCAGCAGGAGCGCGAGCTTCAGAACCTGAAGGTGCTGGGCAAGCTGACGCAGGAGGAATACGACGCGCGCCTCGCCATCATCCGCGAATTCCAGGCGAGGTCGATCCAGTCGTTCACCCAGTATTACGACAGACTGATTGATCTTCAGGGCAATGCGTTCATGGGCGCATCGCGGGCCGTGAAGACCTACATCGATGAAGTGGCTAACGTCGCGCAAACAACCGACACGTTCGTATCGAATTCCCTTCGCGGGCTTGAAGACGGTTTGACCGACTTCCTGACGACCGGCAAGTTCAAGTACAAGGAATTCGCAACGTCCATCGTTGCCGATGTGAACCGCATCATCATCCGCCAGCAGATTGCGAATGCTCTGGCCGGGAAGATGGGTGCGGGGTCAAGCGGCGGGTCGGACATCTTGGGCACGCTGTTCGGCGCATTGATGGGTAGTGGAGGCGGCATGTCTTCAGGCGCCTTCGGTATCGGTGTATCCGGCTTCGCCATGGGCGGCCAAGTCGAGCGCGGCCGGCTTGTCGAGGTCAACGAAACAGACGGCCCCGGCGAGCTGTTCAACGTCGGCAACAGGCAGTATCTGCTGGCGTCTCAGTCGGGTCGGATTGAGCCTCAGAAAGCTTCGTCTTCGCCAAAAGAACAGGCGCTGACGGTCATCAACAACTTCATGCTGTCGTCGCGTCATGACAGCAGCACACAGGCCCAAATTGCCAAGACGGCAGGCATGGGCGTGCAGCGTGCACTGGCGAGGAACGGGTAATGGCATTCCTTGAAGCGCGCATGTCTTCCCGTATCGAGCGCGGGGCCAAGGGCGGCCCGACAAACAGAGGTAGGCGCAAGGTCTACAGCACCAGCGGGCGGATGAATCAGGTATTTGAGTGGTCTGCGCCAATCTCTGAATTCGACATCTCGCACGGCATTCTCTTGCCTGATGGCTATTCGGAGATCGAAGCGATGTGGCACGTTGTCCACTTCACTCCGTATGAGGGCTTCAGGTTCCGCAACTGGGCCGACTATCAGGCCGTAAAGGCGAACGCCACGCTAACCAACATCACAGGCAACACCTGGCAGCTGCAGCGCAAGCACACCTTCGCATCGATCACCTACAAGCGGAACATCTACAAGCCGAATGCCGGCGTTGTCGTCTATGACGCCTCCGATGTGGCGTGTACCGCGTCAATCAACACGGCGACGGGTGTTGCGACAGTGACATCGGGCACGCCATCCTATTGGGTTGGTAGCTTCGACATACCAGTCACCTTCAAAGACAACGACCTGATGATGCGGCTGGATGGCACGACGGCGAATCTTCTGCTGGTTTCGGAGCCGATCATCATTGAGGAAATCCGGTTGTGAAGTCTATTCCTGCAGGCCTTCTTGCCAACTACCAAGAAGGCGCCACCACCGTTGCGTGGGCTATAAAGATCACTCGATCAGATAATGCGGTGTTCGGATGGACCAGCTCCGACAAGGACGCGACGATTGACGCGGTGCTCTACAAAAGCGCGCCCGGCCTGAACGTCGCCTCGTTTTCTTCGTCTGCTGGGCTTGCGGTTGACAACAGCGAACTGACGGTTCTTGCTGACGACACCATCATTACCCGCGCAGACATCCTTGCTGGACGCTGGAACAATGCGTCATATCTTCTGTTCCGGTACAACTGGGCAGACGTTGCCGATGGCGAAGAAGTCATCAGCGCAGGAACGCTTGGCGAACTGAATCCAAGAGCGGGCGCGTATGTCGCTGAGATGCGGGCGCTACAGCAGTACCTGCAACAGCCTGTCGGCGCGGCCAGCACCAAGACGTGCCGGGCTCGACTTGGTGACTCCATGTGCATGGTGGACCTGGGCGACTGGACCGAGACGGGCACCATAACCAGCGTCACCAGCAAACAGGTCTTTGCCGACTCTTCTCGGGCAGAGGCAGACGACTACTTCGGCGAAGGCATCCTCACATGGACCGGCGGGCTGAACACCGGCCTGTCGCAGAAGGTCAAGACCTACGCGAGCGACACGTTCACGTTGTCGCTGCCGATGATCTTTAACGTTCAGGTGGGCGACACCTACAGCGTCATTGCCGGCTGTCGCAAGCGGCTGGATGAAGACTGCTTCGCCAAGTTCAGCAACGCGCTGAATTTCCAGGGCGAGCCGCATCGGCCGACCGTTGACGAGTTGACTTCATCGCCGGAGGTCAACGTATGACCCGCGCCGATGTGGTGGCCGAGGCTCGCACTTGGCTGGGCGCGCCTTGGGTTCATCAACACCGCTCGCGTCAGGGTGTTGACTGCGCCGGGCTCATCATCTGCGTGGCGCGCGACCTTGGACTGCTGCCGGCTGACTTCGATCTGAACGGCTACAGCCGCCGCCCTGACGGCACCTTGCTTGCGGTGTGCGATCAACATATGGATCGCATAGACCGGAGTGCGATGCAGCCCGGCGACGTGCTTGTGGTGGCGACCGAACACGACCCGCAGCACATGGGATTCCTTGGCGACTACAGACACGGCGGTCTGAGCCTGATCCACGCCGCCAGCAAGGCCGGGCGGGTCATCGAAACCCGGCTGATGTTCGCCAGCAATCAACAGTTTCGCGGCGCCTACGCGCTGCGCGGGGTGGCCTGATGGCGCAGCTTGCGATTGCCGCGACGGGCGCGGCGATAGGGTCAGTATTTGGCCCGCTCGGGACGCAAATAGGTTGGGCCGTGGGCTCGCTTGTCGGCGCGCAGTTCGGCCCGAAGCAAAAGAGCCACGGCCCGAGGCTTGAGGATCTGCGCGTCACGGGCAGCGAGTACGGGCAGACGATCCCTTGGGCTGCCGGGCATCCGCGCATCGCGGGTCAAGTCTGGTGGGCAAGCAATCGCCGAGAGATTAGCACCACCACCAGAACCGGCAAAGGTGGAGGCGGCTCCGAGGCCACGACCTACACCTATGAGGTTGACATCCTCTATGGGCTGCTTAACCGCGAGATTTCCGCAGTGCGCCGTATATGGCTCAACGGCAAATTGGCATGGACGGCGCACATTGATGCATCCGCGGCCAGTCTTTCCGATGGGGAGCAACATGCGCCCTGGAGCCGGATGACTGTCTACACTGGTAGTGCCGCACAATTGCCTGACCCGACCTATGAAGCGGCAGTTACATATGCGCCAGCCTATCGTGGGCGCGGATCAGTATTCATCGAGTCACTGCAACTCGGCAATAGCGGCGTCATTCCCAACCTAACTTTCGAGGTGGTTGTGGATGGGCTGGAGTACCTGGCAACGCCTTCTTTTGGCCCAGAGCAGTCAACGCCTGTGTTCTTCAACAACGGCACTCCGGCGTCTGATTCCTCTGTTTTCGTCGTCCCCATTGGGCAGTGGGACGCCAACTATGCGACGACGCTGGTTAACGTCTATAGCTTCGACATATTCCGCGAAACCGTGCAGTTGCAGAGTTCCTTCAATGTGAGCGTCGCCAGTTCCACAGCCACCGGGACGAGCGATGTCCCGATGATGGTGATCGCGGACTGGACAGAGGTAAGAAGCTATGTGGTTGGTGGTGGCGTGGCCATTTACACCATGCCTCACTTTCTGGGTGGGGCACAAGTCAGGTTTGCCAGGGCAGGTGCGGATATCGTATTCGGCAGCACCACGTTCGGTCAGCGCAGGCTGCACCGCTGCAGCACGGCGGGCGGCTCTCCGGCCGTGTCAAGTGCTGTACTAGGCGACTTCGTCAACAGCATTTTGATTGTCGGAAATGTTGTCTATGCGGTTACGAAAAGCACTAAGCAGATGTATGTGCTTGACATTTCCACGCTTACATTGCAGCAGACCATCAACCTGCCGTCCTACTCAAGCTTGCAGACAGACAGTTGGCCATATCTATTTGTCTTGCGCGGTGGCGTTGTACTTGTTTCAAGTTCTGTTGTTGATGGATATTATGCAGTCTATTCGCTTCAGGGATATGCCTGGTTGAAGATCGGGAACTTGAACTCAAGCGTCGTGCAGGCATCTGATCGTGGCGCGACGACTTGCGCGATTGGGAATGTCGTCATAGGAGGGCTAGGAAGACCTTCGCCTCCTTACAAATACGAGACGTGGTATGCGCCGATGTATGTGGCGCCAAACGAAGCCACATTGCGCAGGACAGTAGAGGAACTATGCGCCGGGGCCAGCATGCCTGTCGACACTTACGATGCCGCGGCACTGGCATCCATTACCAAGCCAGTGCGCGCCTTCGTTCTGTCGCAAGTCGCCACATCGCGCAGCGCCATCGAACAACTGATGTCGGCCTACTTCTTTGAAGCCTACGTCACCGACAAACTCTATTTCGTGCCGCGCGCCGGAAGTGTTCTCGACACCATCAATGCGGACGACATGGGGGCAGGGCTTGAGGCGCCGGATGATGAAACATTGCCGACGCAAGTTGGCAGCGACTTGGAGATACCGGCGCAAGTATCGGTTTCATATTCCAACGTTGACGCAGACTACACCACGGCCACGGAGCATAGCGACCGTCTGCTGTCTGGGCAGGTCAGCACCAGCACGCTGCAGTTGCCGATGGCATTCACTGCTGCGGAGGCGAAGGGCGTCGCGGATGCCATCGTCATCGACGGCTACGCGAGTCGGGTGTCTGGTTCCTTCAGCGTGCCGCTGTCCTATGCCAAGCTGGTGCCCACCGATGTGGTGGCGGTGCCCGACGCCGACGGCAACGTGTACCTGGTCCGCATCGTGCGCCGCACGGACGAGGGGCCGCTGCTGAAATTCGAGTGGGTACTGGACGACGCAACGGCCATCGAATCGGCCGGGATCACCAGCGACGACTACACGCCGACCGTTGATGTTGCGCTGCCCGGCGACACCATCATGGAGCTTCTGGACATCCCGCTGATGCGCGATGCCGAGAACACGCTCGGGCACTACGTTGCCGCGTCCAGTTCGGGCACCACCTGGCCCGGCGCCAGCATCAGCCGCAGCCTGGATGATGTGGAATACGCCGAAGCGGCCCGCGTGAGCGAGCGCGCGATTCTTGGCGTGACGACGACGACGCTTGCGGCCTTCACCGGCGTCGGCTTCGATGAGCGCAACACCGTGACCGTGAGCCTGAGCTATGGCACCCTGAGCAGCAGCACGCGGGCTGGGCTTCTGGCCGATGCGTCGATCAACAACATGATGATCGGCGCGGAGCTGGTGCGCTTCAGGACGGCGACGTTCGTATCCGCTGGCGTCTATACCCTGTCGGGCCTGCTGCGCGGCCAGAAGGGCACGGAATGGGCCATGGCCGGGCACACGTCGGCGGATGTGGTGGTGCTGATCCAGACCGCAGGAATCCGGTACGTCGCAATCGACCTGCCCAGCCTGTCGTCGGAACGCTTTTACAAGGGCGTGACTCTTGGCAAGAGCCTGGCCAGCGTAAGCGGGGAATCGTTTACCTGTGAAGGGGTGAGCCTGAAGCCGCTGGCGCCCGTGAATCTACGCAGAACCATAGGGACGGGAAACCAGATCACCGTGACGTGGGATCGCCGCACGCGGCTTGCAACCACCTTCACCGGGGCTGCTGGTGTCTCGGTGCCGCTGGGCGAGTTGACCGAAGCCTACGAAGTAGACGTTGTGCTGATTGCTGGATCAGTGCTCAAGCGCACGATCACGGCCACCAGTGCCAGCGCGATCTACACCGCCGCCATGCAGACGGCAGACGGCATAGGGGCCAGCACGCCGATCCGCTTCGACGTGTACCAGATGAGCGCCGTGGTCGGCCGCGGGTATGTGGCGAGCCTGACCACGGCCGGCGCCGTCACCCCGCTGCCGCAGATCACCACGCTGACCGTGGGCGGCAGCTTCGCCACTGGTGCCGCGCTGTACGCCACGCTGGGCGGGGTCACGTACAACTACACCAGCGTCGGCGGGGATACGAACCTCGACGGCATCGCCAGCAGCTTCGCGGCCATCATCGACGCGGCGGCGGCCTACAGCGCTGCTGCGGTGGGTTCGGTCATCACCGTGACCGGGGCAGTGTCGGTGCCGTTCCCGGTGGTGGCCGGGGTATCGGCGGGCGACAACACAACCACATGGTCGCTCACGCAGACGGCCAGCGACACAGTGGCCGGCATTGGCAACCGGATCTATTTCGGGTGGAAAAACTTGGGCGACCCAGGCGGCGCCAATGCCTATCCGTTCGGGATGCACTTCAACCTGCTGGTGCAACGGATAGACCCGCCGCTGAATCTGCTCTACAGCGTCACCAATGCCGATGCTGGCGGCTTCACGGACTACCGCATCCTGCCCGGCTTGATCGGCGCCATTGGCTACGCGGTGAGGTCAACCGGCGACGATGTCACGTATGGGTTTTCGCTCACGACGAACGACCTGCCGAACGGAACAAGCACGCTCACGACGCCAGCCAGCGAGCCCTACAACTGGACGCTTCAGGTCAGCACCAGCGTTCCGGCCGTCAGTGGCTTGTCCGCGAACGCGGCGACCGGCGTCACCCCTGCCACGCTGCGCCCGCAGATCGTCACCCTGACCCTTGCAGGCACACCAGTCACGGGCCGCATCTACCGCGCCACGCTGGGCGGCGTGAATCTGGACTACACCGCGACCGGCGGCGACACCACGATGGCGCTGGTTGCTACAGGCCTGGCCGGAGTCATCGACGCCCACGGCGACTACATCGCCAGCGCGGTCGGCGCGGTCATCACCATCACGCACGCCAGCAACAACGTGCCGTTCACCTACTCGGCGACGGTCATCGCCAGCACGGTCACTCTGACGGCCGCAACCACACAGGAGGCCGCATGAGCCTGCAGAAACTGAGCGCCAGCCAGGCGAATCCCGAAGCAATCATCAACGAGAACTTCGAGGGCGTGGATCATGTCGGCGTATTCGGCAAGGCCCACGCCACCACGACCGGACTGACCTGGGGTTACAACGGCGGGCGCTGGGGCGGAATAGCCATCACCGCGGGCACGGTCACGCTCACCAACGCGGCCACAAACTACATCGTCGTTGACAGAAGCACTGGGGCGATCAGCGTCAGCACCGCCGTGACCAATTGGAACAACCCGAGCCTGTACGCGCGGGTCTACCAACTCACCACCGCAGGAAGTGCAGTGACGGCGACGCAGGATCATCGCGCTGGACCGTATGGCGTGCATGGTTCGGCGCCGAGCGTTCGCGCGGTCAACAGTCAGAGCGCCGCCTACACCTTGGTGGGCACCGATTGCTGGTCCACCGTCCTACATCCAAGCGCCGACACCACGGCGCGCGTGTTCACGATTCCCGCAAATGCGAGCGTGGCTTATCGCCTTGGCACTGAGTTGGAGATCGTCAACCAGAACGCAGGCGGCGTGATCACCATCGCAATCACGAGCGACACCATGCGCCTGGCTGGTGCGGGCACCACGGGAAGCCGAACGCTCGCGGCCAACGGCATAGCGACGCTACGCAAGGTCGCTGCGACCGAATGGATCATCAGCGGCACTGGCCTGACGTGACCGAGCGATAGAAACACACTATCGAGATGGTCGATGTGATAGCATCGGCTGGACACTCGCAGCCGTCGAAAAAACAGTGGACGAACGCCATCAACCGCGCCTGCCGTGGCGCATGAACGTCACCCGCGATGCGCGCGGGTTCATCTCATCCGCTGACATCGTGCCGATGGAAGCAGCGCCGGCCTGAACCGAGGTCGATGTGACCTGGGACGCGGCCGGCATCTTCGCGCTTTGACGGGAGCAACCAACATGGCCGACATCACGATCTACAAACCAGCCGACATTCAACTGACCGTCATCGACGGCGACCCGCCAGGCGATCAATCGGCGCTCGTTGCGCAGTTGCAGGCCGATCTGGCAGCGGCGAACTCAGCAACCGCTGCCGTGCAGACCAAGCTCGATGCGCCGAACGCTGCTGACGACGAAGTACGTTCCGCAGTAGGAGAGTAATCATGCCAATCCAAGTCTCCACCTTCCAGAACAAGCCGGCCGTGGCGTTGAACCGCGTTCATTGCGTCGAGCTGCGGATCAACATCACCGAAGAACAAGACCCGAAGGCCCGCGTCCGCATCGTCACCAAGCTGTACGGGCACGACGCCGAGGGCATCAAGCACTTCGCGCCAGAGCAGGGGGTGCTGCTGATCGATGACGCCTACACCGAAGCTGCTGCCAACGCGGAGCAAGGGAACTTCGCGCTGGCGCAGGCGCTCGGTGCGATCGAGGCGGCGGTGGCCTCTCTGATCCAGCAGACCGGGGACTACGGCAACGCCACGGTGGTCTGATGGCCTACACGGTCGTCGCTGAAGCCGGGTACTCGGCGGCATCGTCCAGCTACTCGCAGGCGATACCGTCAGGGCACCAGTCCGGCGACCTGCTGCTTGCGATCATCTATCAGGATGGTGGCGGCACCACGTTCGCCGGCCTGGCCAGCGGCTGGGCGCTGGTGTCCAGCCCGTCCCAGGCGCAGCAGAACTCGCAGAGGACGCATGTCGCGTGGAAGGCCGCAGCATCCAGCAGCGAGGCCGACTTCACCGTCACCGGCGCGTCCGACGAATGGGTGGTTTCGATCATCGTCATCCGCGGTGCCGACACGACGACACCGTTCCAGGCCACGCCGGTGCGCAAGTCGCTGACCGATGCCACCTCGCATACCTCGGGTGCGATCACGACGACCGACGACAACTGCCTAATCATCTATGCGGCCGGCGTGGACGGGCCTGGTGTGCGGCTGGCTCCGTCGAACCCTGGAGACTGGGTTTACCTCGCCAAGAGCGCGGGCGACAACAACGGTTGCATGTTGGTCGGCTACCGCAACCAGATCAGTGCCGGCACGACCGCCACGGTGGCGGTGCAGGTCAACAGGACGGACGGTGGCACGTTCTGGACGCTGGCCATCGCCGACGACGGCAACGGCCACATGGGGCCTGACTCGCGCACGACCTATGAGGTGATCCGCTACCACGGAGAGTTTGCCGGGACGCAGGACACCGGCATTACGTGGTCCGCACTGACCTCTATATCAGGCCTGACCAGCGCCACCATCGACGGCATCGGCGTGGACACCACCGCGCCGACCACGGCCGCCGCCATCACCACGACGCTCGGCAACGAGTGGAACCAGAACGAGAGCACAAGCGTCAAGGCACTGTCGAACCTGCTGTTCACCGTCAACCTGGGAGCAGGCGACAAGTGGGTCGGCGGGGCCTATCTTCTGCCGGCGAGCCTGGACATGAGTGACCGGCTTTTCTTCTGCCGGGTCGCGCTGAACTTCTGGTCCAGCCCATCCGGCTCGAAAGGCCTGATCGTCGTCTTCGAGGACACGGGCGGCGACTGGGCGGCCTTCAGGATCACGACGAACGTCGGCGTGCCGGGATTGGCGAACAGCAGCGAGGCGGTTGTCATAGATCACGAAAACTGGACGCCGCTGGCATCCAGTGGGACGATGGACTGGACCGCGATCCGGCGTATCGGCTTCGGCATCCATCGTGTCGCCGGTTTGGCATCCAGCCGCATATTCGCCCCGAAGGATACATTCCTGCTTCCCCGCGCGGTGCTGGTCGGCGGCTCGGAGCCGGCGCCGGTGAACGTCACCAACCTTGAGCGCATGCTTCAAGGCTGGTCGGACGAGCCGATCTTCACCCAGCAGGGGTCTGGACAGGGCCTGCCGCGCGCGGCAGTGCAGTTCGGCGATGGATCGGTGCAGACCTATGTCGATACAACCGCGAGCAGCTTCGAGTTCCCGCGCCCATACGACGCGAGCTATAGGCGCCGCTTCTGGCAGGTTGAGGAAGGCACGCTTGACCTGCGCATCAAGGCCAGCGCGACCGACACCATCAGGATGGCCGCATCCGTTGCCGCGACGGCGACATCGCAGCGCTTCATCATCGACCCTGCATCGAGCGCGAGCGCGAGCTACGACTTCGCCGGACTGGCACTGGTCGGATGGGTGGTCGAGAACAGCGTCAGCGGGATCACGCTCAACGGAGCGACTTTCTCCGCCTGCCGCGGCATCACCCTCGATGGCGGTGCGATGGCGGATTGCGCGATCGGCGGATCGGTAGTAACGCCGGCCGTCACGACGACCGACCCGGGCGAGATCAGCAACTGCGCGTTCACGCAGGGCAACGCCGGCCACGCCATCGAGATCACCACGCCGGGCACCTACACCTTCACCGGCAACACCTTCACCGGCTACGGGACGGACGGATCGACCGACGCGGCGATCTACAACAACAGCGGCGGCGCGGTCACGCTGAACATCAGCGGCGGCGGCGGTACCCCGACCGTGCGCAACGGCGTGAGCGCAAGCACCACGGTTGTCTCGGGTGCGACGCTTACGTTGACCGGGCTCAAGGCCGGGTCCGATGTTGTGGTACTCGACGCGGGGACCACCACCGAGCGCGTCAACGTAGATGCCAACGCCGGCACGACCTACGCCTACGCCTACACCGCCAGCGGCGATGTGGACATTGGCGTTTTCAAGGTCGGGTACAAGCCCTTCTACATTCGCGGCTACACGCTGTCCGGCGCGGACGCAAGCCTGCCAATTCAACAGGTCGCCGACCCTGCGTATTCAAACCCATAGGACGTATCCATGAGCAAAATTGTTGACCCTGATGATCTTGTGATCGGCACGAACCTGACGGTTGACACCAGCACGCTCGAAATCACGCTGACCGTCGCCGGGTCGCTGGTGGCGAAGGACGGCGTGACGATGCAGGCGCTGTATTCCAAGCTGGTGGAGCTTTGGACGACTGCGACCTACAACAAATACCCGTTCCCGATGTACACCATCGACGTGCGCTCAGGCCAGTTCCAGGTCGGAACGGACGGCGCCACGCCGAACGGCTGGACCTTTGACAGTGACGACACGCGCGAGATGATTCGTGATGCCGGGTGGGCTGAGTTCGCGGCCAACGGCGACCTTCAGCGAGAGTACGTTGGCATCGTAGCGCTGGCTTCGGGCTTCCCCTCTGGCACACAGTTCTATTTCCAGCGCGCCAGCGGCGGCAGTGCCATCGACTTCGCTTTTGATGACGCGCCAAACCAGGGCGTTCAGGTGTATGGCGACGCGAGCAACGGCAACTTCGATACGCGCACCTACTTCCGCATCTTCTGCCGCGCCGAGGGCTACACCTACGACCAAGCGGTGCTTGGCGATGTGGGCGAAACAGCAACCGGGCCGTACAAGTTGCAGTTGCCGATCTCGGTCAACACCGACATCCGCGTGCAGGACATCGATGCCAATGTAGCGGCCAACGCGCCATATACCGGCATCGATGTGGAGTATTTCGGCACCGATCAAAGCGAGGCGGTGGGCGGTAGCAGCTACCCCTTCCGGCGCATCGTGGATGGCAATGGCGCCTCGCTTGAGGACATCTACACCAAGCTCCAATATCTGCTTCGACAAACGGGTGACATCGATACAGGGGCCGGCACGGTGGCAGGGAAGACCGCCGATCAGCTGGCCTACTTCGTTGGTGACACGCTCTACACCACGTTGGGCGTGTTCATCGACAACATCGATGCGAACGATTTGAACCG